TAAAAACCATATCACCACCTTGATAGGCAGCTCCTGCTCCTAACAAAGTAGCAAATACATTTTTTGCTCCACCTAATTGAAAACGTCTTTGAAGGAAAGAAGATGGATCTCCTATTTTTACTCCTTCTAAAAAAGCACCAGTACGAATAATATCTTGTAATCTACTATTACCAATACCCACTATTTTAAATAATTCATCTAGAAATTCAGATTTCCCCCTAACATCAAACCCCAATAATTTATTTAATTTTGCTGGATCAAAATCTATTCCTGAAATTGGTTTTGTGGTTGTAAACAAATTATCCGTACCACCTTTTACTATAGAGTTATTAAAAATATTAGTTAAATACTCATCAGCAAAAGTTTTAAATTCTTTTGGTCCTATAATTTGTCTTAAATCCCTTAATCCTTGAGGAGATTTTATTTTCATTAAAGATTCAAGAAGCATATCTACATCTTTTTTATTTTTAAGTAATCCTGGTTCAAATAAATTATCTACATATTTTCCAAAAATAGAAGCAGTAGGCGATTCATATAAGCTTTTAAAAGATTTACTATAGTTTAAAGCATTAGTATGCGAACTTAAAATAAGAGCAAGTTTGTCTTTAGGGATAAGGTCTTTAATGAGTGTTTTATCCATATTAAGAAGAATACTATCATTAGCCCCCCTTAATTGAGTTAAAAGTCTAGCAAAACTATCTCCAAAAACAGTATCTGCCCCTTCTGTTAAATCTCTAAATAAACCACTTATAGAGTCATTATAGTTTCTTATTTGTTCATAACTAACATTTCCACCTTGGTTTTTTAAATTAATTTGATAATTTCTAATAGTGGTGATTAAATCTTTTAATTTATCCCCCTTAATTCGTGATAAAGCACCTTGATCAAAAAAACCAGATTTTACAATTGTATCATATTCTTTAATAATACCTTCTTCATTCACAGGAAGATTTTTAAATTGCCTTAATACATCCCCATTTACTAATTTTTTTACAAAATCATTAATCGCATTTCCTTTAAAAACATTTTTATTAGGAAGCATTGCATGAGCATCATAAGCTTTCTGCCATAAATTATTATAAATTCTTTTACCTGCTTCAAATCTTTTACTTGATCTGTTAAAAATATTAATGCCCGCATCGGTAAATAATGTTAAGGGAGTAAATAATTCTTTAAATTTTTGATATTGATCACTTAAAATTTTTCCTTGAGATTCAATAGTTTTTCTAATAGTTCCTCCAATAAAAGGTAGTGGCCCCAAAGCTTTTACTTTGTCTGCATATTTAGCAATTTGACCAAAGTTAATTTGAATACCTAATCGTTCTGCGGCATCGTAAGCCGCTCTTACTGCAGGATCTTTAATATTAGTTAAAGCTCTATACCCTGCTGAAATAAGTTGAGGAAATAAAAGCCCAAAAGATTCATACCACATTGCTTCTTTAGTATCTTGATCAAGAGAAGATAAAAATTGTAACATTTCTTTATCCCCACCACTCATTATATAATTAGCAATATCGTATGCAGCTCTTCCACTTATGTCTCCAAATATGCCCCCAAACCATGCTTTTCCCCCTGCAAGAACAATGTTTTTAGGTGTGGGTAGTTTCTTTTTACTTTTAAAATCTTTATATAATTGAGCAAAGTTTTGATAGCCAGGAGCACTCATAAGGAGAGAACCTGCTACTCCCGCATCAGTTCTACTTATACCTAATTTTTCTAAAGGTTTTAACTCTTTAGTGTCTACCATATTTAAGTCTTCTAAAATTTTTAAAGCATTTGATTTTTGTTCTGCACCAACAGCTCCTTCTATAAGAGATGAACCTATTTCACTTCCTTGATCAGCAAAAGAATCTGCAAGATTTAAAAGGTCATTTTCCCCCGCAGCTTTAACTTCATCTAATCTTTCTACTATTTTAAGAATTTGTTGAGCTTCAGCTTTAGTAGGTTTATCCCCCTCTATTTCAATGGCATAAGGAAATCCTGTTATAAATATTTGACCCATTTTATTCTATCTCTAAAATTGCGTTAAGATCCTCAATAGTGTAATTAGTTTTTTTGTCTCGGTAAGTATCAGGAGTAATATTTAAAATTTTATCTCGTAAAAGATTAAGATTAGTTTTTGTTTTTTCATATTCATCTTTTTTAAGTTGTCCTGACAACACTCCAAAAATTAATGCTTTGTCAAATAAAAAATCAGTAAGTTTATCTACTTTACCAAAAGCATATTCTTGAGGCATCATGCCAATTAAATCAGTTCTCTTTTCTGCTCTTTTACGAACACTTTCTGGTGTTCCTCGTTTGCCTCGAAGACTCATAATATCAGCAATCGCATCAGACAATTGTTCTATAGAAGACTTAACTTCTCTTATTTCTGGTTTAGTTACATATTGCATTGCTGCTCCTAAAGTTGTTGATTTGTCATCAGGAAAAACATAATCACCTGCAGCATTATCAAGATCATTAACAACACCAGCAATTTTATTTAAAGAATTTTGGAATAAACCTGTGTATCCTACTAATGATGGGTCAGCAGCGATAAGTTGTTTTAGGGTAAAGAGCTCATTAATTCCGTCATATGTTGCTGCATATAAAGAATTAAAGAAAGATTGATCTGCCTCTGTTACAGCAGGTTTAATAACACCTTCTGATATTAATTGTTCAGCATCTCCTATAAGACCTTCATAATAACTTAAATCTTTTTCTTCTCCATTTTCAGGCGAACCACTTTCTCTTTTTCTTATAGCTAAACCACCTTGAGCAAATGGTTTATAACCTTCAGGGACTTCTATTTGAATAGTTGAATTAGGTACTACAGTCCATCCATCTTTAATATATTTCCTTACTTCATCAATGTTTATATCTACAATTTCTTCACCATCATCAGTAACTTTTTTCATTTTAACAAAAGTAGTTCCTACACCAACCGTTGTTAATTGATTTTGTAGTAATGGTGGTAAATCTTCAAATTCTTGATCAGAATAATACTCGACCGTACTCTTGGTTTTATTCCAATAAGCCTCTTTGTTAGCTACTGATGGAAGATCAATACTTACTTTATTATTACTATCTACAAAAATTTTTGCTCCTTCAGGAAGATTTTTAATGTTCTCTAATAATCCTGGTATTTGGGCATAAGACTCAGGAATATCAATTGCTTTATCCATAGTATCTTTTGTTACTATATATGATACCCCTTCCGTGCTCTTTGGTGCTGCTTTAACGCTTACTAAACTTCCTGTTCCATCGTATGTAAACTCTGATCCAGCATCATAAATTGCATAAAAAGAATCCCAATCAATTTCATTTTGTGGTTCTCCTTCATCATTAGTTGTGGTTTTTATAAAACCTTCTTTTAAAGCAAGAATACCATCTGAAGTATTTTTATCCCCTTTTACAATGGATACATTTTTTGTATTTGCTAAATTTTTCTTTGCTGCTAAATCCGCTGCTACCGCAGAAGATAAAGCTCCAGATGCTAGTTGTCCTTTAACAGCTTGTTCTGTTGCCGCTGCTTTTGATCCTTTTTTACCTACCTCATCAAAGAAAAGCATTCCTGCTTCCTCTGGCTTGGCTCCCATGCCATACATAAATCCTGCTTTAGATAACGACATTAATGCATCAGCAGTTTTTTGATCATCGCTAGGCAAATAATAATCTTTTAATCCCATATACATTGGTAAGTACTCACTTTGAAAAGACTCAACCAATTTACCTTGATTAAATTTTTGAACAGGCTTTACCAAACCGCCCATTGCATACCCCATAATTCCTTTATTCATGTTTTCAAATTGTAAATTTTTCATAATGCGATTATCAATGTTATCGCTTGCTGTTAATGACTCAATGTTTAAGTTTTGATTAGGAAAACTTTTCATATATCCCCCATTAGCCACGCCAACAGGTTCTCTTGGCATTTGCATACTACCATCTTCTATTTGTGCTATACCTGTATTAGCAGTTTCTGTATTCATCATTTGCATTACAGGTTGAACTAAAACTAACACACTGTCTGGAGTTCTATCTGCGTCTTCTTCTCCTACAATAGAAGCTAACTCTTCTCTTCTATCTTCTTCGGTTAATTTATCTCCTCGAATAGCTTGCATTAATTCATCATATGTGTCAGACTCTGCAATTTCTTTTCGAGATCTTTCGCCTTCCACCAATACTTGCTGGGCTACTTGCTCAGGATTATTTTCTTTAAACCCATCCATAATACCTACATTTTCAACATCTACTTGTTCTTCTACCATTTCACCTTGAGGAGGAGAGCCTTCTGCTCTTTGAGGCATATCAGCTTTAAGACGTTCCAAATAGTTGGCTATTCCATCTTGAAAAGTATCTCCTTCTTGCATGTAACGACCTTCAATAAAGTCTATAAATTGAGGATCGGTAATATCGTAAACTCCAGCCCCATATTCTCTTAAATCAAGAATGTTTCCTTGTTCGGAATCTGCATAAGGGCCTACTCCAGGACCTAGTCCCGTTCCTGCATCAAATAATTTTTCAAAAAAAGTAGTAGCACGTTTTTCCCCTTCTTGAGGAGAACCACTATCTCTTTTAACCACGGGATATGTTTCACGAACCACGGGCATCGGACCACGCATAGGTGGTAATGCTGAAGGTCTTCTAAACATTGATCTATTTAATACAGCCATTTAAATTACTCCTAACTTTTTCAATCCACCAAGACCAGCTAATGCGCCAATACCTGTTCCAATACCTGCTTGAAGAGGACTTACACCAGATGTTTGAGCTGTGTTAATCATTTGAGCAGATGATGGGGCACCTTGTAAAATATCTCCATAAAAACCTAATTGTTGGTATGGTTGCATAATTTTTTGTAATTGATTTTGTCTTGCAATATCGAGTGCTTGTTGTCCAAATTGCTGTTGCAATCCACCAATACCTAGTAAGTTTTGAACATCTTGACCACCCATTGCTTGCGCTTGTGAACCTAATTGTGCAAATTGACCACCTAATGCACCTATACCAAGACCAGCAAGTCTTTGTCTCTCTAATTGATTTTGAGCTGCTTGTAATGCTTGTCCATAATTTTGAGCATTAAGACCGGCTAATGCTTGTGCTTGTGCTTGTTGCTGTGCTCCTGCGAGTTCAGCTTGTTGAACCCCGTAACGCGAACCACCAAAAACTCCGCCTTGAACAGCTTGTCCTGCTAATTGATTTTGTTGTTGAGCTGCTTGTTTATTTAATTCCGCCATTGTTGCATCAATAACTTGTTGCTGGAATGGGTTTGAATAAGATTCTATTTGTGCCGCTGTTGGAGCTTGAGTAATACCAGCAAGTAAATTTTGTCCTTGTTGTGTAGCCGCTTGCGCTTGTTGTAAATAAGGAGAATATGCCCCAATGCCTTGTAATGCGTTAGCAAAGGCTAATTGTTGAGGTAAACTAAATTGTGCTTGTTGATAATCAGGAAGAGTATAACCTTGTTCTGTAAGAGCTTTTGCTGTGTCTATAAGACCAAGTTTACGTGCCTCAATATCTGGGGCTTCTCTTTGTACATATTCTTGAACCATTAAGCTACTCCTCTTGTTTCCATAGATAGGTTACCACCTTTTTCTAAATTTTTCATTACTTGATACATTTTTTTTGCACCTTCTCTTCTATCACCACCACCAGCATTACGCACGGCTTTTGCAGTAAAAACAAATTCTCCATCACTTAACATAGCAGGAATATCATCGCTTGTGCCTGTTCCCGGTCCATCTATTTGTCCATTTTTGCGTGGAAAATATTTTTCTGATCCATCTGCTAATTGTATTATACCACCTTCTGCAGCAAACGTTGGTGATAAATCTTCGACAGGAACGCCAAAGTCATCTTGAATTGTAGGGTAGTAATATGGTTCAACACCTTGACCTGCTAATTGAAATTCTTGTGGGTTAGAATAATAAAGAGGGTTAAGTCCTAAAGGGTCACCAGGAACAAACTCATCTTGTTCTTTTTTTGCTCCCATATAAGCCAGAGCGGGTAATGCTATTGATCCTATTGTTCCTGCAGTTCCAAGATTAAAACCAAAACCTTTGCCTTTCTTATCAGCATTTAAAAGGAATTTTGTATAATCATTTTTAACTAAATCTAAATTTAAATTTTTATTAGTAAGATCTATATTGTTGTTTTTTGCCCAAGCTTCAAAACTTAAATCTCCACCGCCGCCGCCATCTGTCATTAATTCTTTAGAGGATCCAAAAAGATTACTTGCTAGATTTTCAGGTAAAATTTGTCCGTGAGATCCAATTTTACTAAATAAATTACCATCAGTTAATCCAAATGTAGGAATTCCTTTACCTCCCATACCTTGTATTTTTCCACCTAAAAATCCTGAACCTGCTAAATTTCCAATACCATAAGCCATCAATGCACTTTGGAGTGCTCGCTCTGGTTTTTTACCAGCAATAAGAGAACCAATACCAGCACCAATAGATGCTCCTGTTGGTCCACCAATCATAAAACCTAAAGCAGCACCTGCTGGCTCTGCTACTTTTTTAACAGCGTTTTTTACGTTTTTAAATATTTTACCAACAAAACCACCAATTCCGTATCGAGGTATTGTTCGTAAAAATTGTTCATCAATCATGCATAATCCTTTAATAGCAACTGTGTTTTTTGTTGAAAAGCAAGGGGGTAAGGCTTGTAAGAATATACCCAAATTAATCCTATAATTATAGGTGTTTTTGTTATAATGTGCAATGAGAAATTAGACATGGATATAGATATTAAGAAAGTACCTATGGTGCGTATCACGTGGCTCGATGCAAGGGACATGGAAACTGGTTGGTTAGAAATGAAAGATATATTCAATGCACCATTAGCCACCTGTCAAGAAGTAGGATGGTTAATTAATAAAAGCCCAGAAAAAGTAGTTATTATGCGTTCATATAGTAAAGATAAGGATGAAATAAGTGGTGGTGGAGCTATTGCTATACCTGGTGGTTGGGTAACAAAAATAGAATACTTGGAGGTTAGTTATGCAGAAAGAAACTACCATTAACACTTTATTTGGGAAAAATATTTATAAAGCAACAATAGCTAATTACGAAACTATAAACAAAAATGTAATTTCTGATATAAAATCTTTTGTAAAAGAAAAACCAGGAGCAATGGCTGCTACAACTGATGTAGTTGGTAATACTAAAATACAATACACTAATAAAGATAATGAAACTGTTTTAGAAAGTGCAGTAGATAATTTACATAAAAAGAAATTATATCAATTTCTATTTTCAGCTTTAGGTAGAAACATTAATTTTTATCTACATACTTTAGGATACAATTTAAATAAATTAGACATTCACATAACTAAATCATGGGCTACTTACACCGTTAAAGATCAACATATTGCTAGTCACAAGCACACAGCTAGTCATTTTAGTTTTGTTTATTATGTAAGAAATAATGAAATGGGAAATATAAAATTTGAACAAGAACTGGCTACACAAACAGGGTTATATATTCCTCCTACAGATCAATATATTGTTGATTGGAATCAATTTAATTTTTCAAGTTATATGGTTCCTGTTTCTACAGGAGACTTTGTAATTTTTCCAAGTGAGTTATTACATTACACTGAAACTAATACTAAAGAAGAACCTCGAATAAGTATTAGTGGCGATATATTACTTACAATGAAACCAAATATAAAAACAGAACACTGTATACCACATCCAAGTGGCTGGGATACTATTTCAAATTAATTGTCAAGTAATCTTTTAAAATTGTTTTCTTGATATATCTGATAGACATGTTTAAATTAGTTCTCACCCAAAATTACAATCAAGGAGAAAAAAATGGAAAATCAGGAAATTTTAAAAGCTATTGCTACCCTTGCTGATAAGGTGAGCAGATTTCATGAACGTGTGTTAGCAACGGAAAGAGATAACAAAAGATTAGAAAAAACTTTATCAACTCATTTAAAAGGATGTTCGTGTCATGATAAACCCAAAGAAATAGCTAAAGGCCCTGGTTACCCAAGTGCAGGAAGACCATTAACAGAAGATGAAAGAATTTTTGTTCAAGAAAACATGGCAAAACATAAGGCAACAGCTAATGGATCCTAATTGCCCTACATGTGGCTGTGAAAAAGAAAAGTGTATCTGCGATGATTTCTGTGAAAACTGCGGAGCTTAATCGTTTTCAGTTTCACCAAATACATCTGGTAACTTTGTTACCTTTACTTGTATATTAGTTTCAATATCATCGGCTGTCGTATCTGTTTCTGGATTATCAACATCTGCTTTCGCTGCTTCTTCAGAATCATAATCAACACCAGTTTTTTTATTCTTAACTTCTCTATGAACTTCAGGTTGTAATATAGCCACTTCTTGACCATTAACAACTTCAGTTCCAATTTCTTTTGATTCTTGTACTTTTTTAAACGTCATTGTGTAATCTCCATATAATTAAGTAAAATTTTAACACCTGCACCGGTTAATTTTATTTGATCAGCTTGTTCCAAAACAACTGTAACAATTTTTTCAACTTCAGTAGCATCTGCTAAACTGTCTTTATATAACTCTACCTCTAAACTACTATTACTTGAATCTAGCATTGTAACTGTAGTCGCTACTGCACCACCTGATTGATTGGACAAGTAAAAACTTTTTACTATAGTAGTTGTAGGCAACACAGGAGGTTGCGAGTTTTGATCAGCCGTGGGAACTGTATATACACTTCCTGTGCCTGTTAAGGTAGAACTTTTAAATGAATCAGCCAAGAAACCACGTCCTTGCTGTAGATTCATCTTTTAAATCTTGTTGATAACCAAAATTTAATTGTTGTACTATTTGCTCAAGTAACCTTGTTAATATATCAATTATAGTTGGCTGATATTCAGGAGTTGCTTGAGGAAATCTTGTTGTTGTTATTTTAGCCATTATCTGCCTCCATCTGGTTGTACATCTAAACGTAAAGTTCCATATCGCCATTTATCACCAACAGCATCGCTGTCAATACGAATATTGGCTTGTCTTCCTCTACCTCGTAAATCAAACTTTTCTGTAGTAGGAGTTATGGTTCTTGTTACTGTAGTAGGAGTAGTAGAACTAGGATATGTTTTAAATCTAAGCGTTATATCTACAGTTCCTGTTAAATCTTTAAAGTTAGGTATGCCTCTCCCTATATGTAAAAATGGTTGTCCATCAGCAATATCAAAATCACCTGATTCTATAAAAGCATCAATAGCTGTTGTTACATTATCATCTCCTGTTTCGTGTTGAAATAACGTAGTAGCTCCTGCCGTTAATCCATTTATAGTATCATTAGTAGCAATTGCTGTAGTAGAATATTCTGTTGCATAAGGTTTTTGATACACTCCATAATCTATCCATGTTGTTCTTGCTAAACTACCAGTTGACCAACAATCTTCTAAATAATTATAAGTCACATATCTATCTATTTGTGTAGAACTATTAGATGTATAAAACCACGTAACTTCATTAAATTCCGAATTAACAGCTGCAAAAGTTTCTGGTTGATTTGTAATACTAAAATCTTCAAATACATAATCTTGCACACTGCAAGGCATTTTAGAAATAGCACCATCAAATTTATAAAAAGAATTTTGTGACATCCAAAAAGCTGTTCCGTTTACATCTACTGCTGAGTGTAAAGATACTGCTCCACAGTTTGCACCAATTTGTGTTAAGTTAAAAGTAAAAGGTGCACCAACAAATTGTAAGGCATTTAATGATGTATCTGTCCACACTAAAACAGCATTACGAGATCTAACTGCTGTTACAATCTTTGATCCATCTTGTATTCTAAAAGAACCTGCTGTGTTTGTAGCAGTTGGTACCCAAGTATTATAATCTTCTTGCGAAGCAAAACGTAAAAATAAATCATCTTGTGTAGTGCTTGAACCAATTGTAGTTTCTGTTCCAAATAAAAATACATGTCTGTCAGGCATTGATACAAGATTAAAAGTAGAGACTGTTGGAGCATTAGAAATAACCGCTGCTCTTGTTCCTGTTCCGGTCGATGTATCCCACCTAAAAGTGTTTCCATTATTTACTGTTGCTAATAAATCCTCACCAAAATTATCAAAAGACCAGTTACGTCCATCAATAGTAACATTAGATGTAGAACGAGCCGTGCCCCATGCTTCTTT